TTACTTCAACTTCAAGCCGATCTACGACTGGCGTGCTGAGGCCGTGTGGGTGGCGGCGGCGCGTGAGGGCTGGGACTACAACCGGGCCTATGACGTGCAGGCGCTGATGGGCACGAGCCCGGGCACGCAGCGCGTGACGCCGCCGTTCGGCGAAGAACCGCTGGGCGGGCTGTGGAAGTATGCGGAGGGCTGGCCGGATCTGTGGGCGCGGATGCTGCGCCGTGTGGATGGCGTCGGCACGGCGGGCCGCTACGCCAGGACGGATCTCTACGGGGCCGGGCTGAAAGAGCCGCCGCGGGGAATGACGTGGCAGCAGTGGAGCCGGAGCCTTCTGGAGCTGTATGAGCCGAAGGAGCGCGCGGAGATCGCCAAGAGCATGGCGGGCGTGATCCGGATGCACCAGAAGAAAACGCGGCGGCCGATCCACGAGACGCAGGACGATGTGATGAGCGGCGTGAGCTGGCGTTACATCTGCCAGATGATCAGCCGGGGCGATCTGAAGGGCCGGAAGAAGGGCCAGCTCACGCAGCGCGCGATCGCGGCGGCGACGAAAGCGGGCTTGACGTTCGAGCAGGTGAAGGCGCTGGAGGCGAAGCGATGAGCGTGAAGAGCCAGCCGGTGTCGAGAGTGCGATGGCTCCCGCGAGAGAAGCTGCGGGCTAACAGCTGGAACCCGAACGTGGTGGCGCCGCCGGAGCTGGAGCTGCTGGTGGTGAGCATCCTGGAGGATGGCTGGACGCAACCGGTGGTGACGCTGCCCGAGGCGCCGGACGGCAGCTTCCAGATCGTCGATGGCTACCACCGGTGGACGGTGAGCGCTGATCAGCGAGTGGCGAAGCTGACGGGCGGCCAGGTGCCGACGGTGCAGGTGGGCCTCGATCCGGTGCACCGGATGATGAGCACCATCCGACACAACAGAGCCAGGGGCACCCATGCTGTGGTGCGGATGGCGGACATCGTGCGGCAGATGGCTGATGAGGGGATCCCGGCGGCTGAGATCCAGAAGCGGCTGGGGATGGAGCGCGAGGAAGTGGTGCGACTGGTGAACAGGGCGGGGATGCCTACCCAGGTGCAACGGAGCGCGCCAGGATTGAACAGGGCCTGGGTGCCGGGGAAAGGATGATCCTGCAGCTGACCTGGGCGGGCTTTGATGCAGCGGTGGACCTGATCGCTGCGCAGTGCCGCTGGCGCGATCGCGCTGGCGTGCATGGCGTCGATGCTGCGGGCCAGCTGCTGGCGTTGGCGCTGGCCGAGCGCCTGGGGATGAATGCGCTGCCGATGGCCGGGCCCGGGATGATCGAGCTGCATGGCGTCGTGACGCGCACGCCAGCGAGCAACTGGGCCTGGCCCGATGTGGATGTGTGGGCGTGGGTCGATGCGACGGCCGAGCAGTCGGTGCAATCTGTGGTGAAAGCGACGGCTGGCACGCCGGTGCTGATGCCCTGGCAAGATGCACCCACATCGCGGCGGCGCAAGTTCGTCCCAGGCTTCGATGATTGAAGTGGCGCAGATTGTCTATGGCTGCCAGTGGGATGAGCGCGGGCATGTGCGGGCCTGGCCGTTGCGCGTGATCTTTGGCGCGCACGGGTCTGAGGTGACGGTGGACGAGATGCTCGATGGCCGCGGCCATGCAGTGCTGCTGATCGATCAGCTGGTTGCGTTGATCCGCGGCATGGCCGGGACCGACACGCCGCTGCAGCTAGGTGTGGGCCGGCCGGCAGGGCTGGCGCGCAAGTTGATCGAGGCGGGTTATTTCGTGGAGCTGCTGCCGGACTGATGGGGATGACGCCGGCTGCTTATGCGGCGCATCGCGGGGTGAGTGATCGCGCGGTGCGGAAGGCGATCGAGTCCGGCCGTCTGGTGCGTGGTGTGACGCGGAAGGGCGCGCGGTGGGTCATCGACCCGGAGATCGCCGACCTCGAGTGGGACCGCAACACAGCGCCGCAGAAAGTGCGCAGCGCAGCGCAGATCAACAACGGCAAGGCGCGAGCGAAGGGCGAGGACCCTGGCGAGCCGGATGCGCCGATGGTGCCGGGCGCCGGACGTGGGCAAGCGACCTACAGCCAGGCGAAGGCGGCGGCCGAGGGCTACCGCGCGATGCTGTTGAAGCTCGACTACCAGGAGCGCGACGGCAGCCTGGTGCGGAAGGTGGATGTCGAGCGCCAGCTGTTCGAGGTGGCGAAACAGGTGAAGGATGCGGTGCTGCGGCTGGGCCCGCTGATGATCGGCGAGATCGCCAAGGCTGCCGGAGGGCTGACGCCTGATCAACGGCAGGATGTGCTGATGATCATCGAGCGGCACCAGACGCAGGCGTTGGAGGCGCTGGGCAATGCCCGCATCCGCTGAGGATTGCTTCCAGGCGTTTTGGCGGGGCCTGCTGCCGGACCCGCTGCTGACGGTGAGCGAGTGGGCTGATCAGCGTCGTGTGCTGAGCCCGAAGGCGAGCAGCGAGCACGGGCAATGGCGCACGAGCCGGACGCCGTATCTGCGCAAGCCGATGGACGACCTGAGCGCGACGAGCAAGGTGCGTGAGGTGGTGCTGGTGTTCGGCGCTCAGCTCGGCAAGAGCGAAAGCCTGAACAACTGGATGGGCTATGCGATGGACATCCAGCCGGCGCCGACGCTGTTCGTGCAGCCGACGATCGACCTGGCGAAGCGCTACAGCAAGATGCGCATCGCGCCAATGATCGAGGCGACGCCGAGCCTGCAGGAGAAGGTGAAGGCGCCGCGCGAAAGGGACAGCGGCAACACGCAGCTGATGAAGGAGTTTGCCGGGGGCTTCCTGATCCTCGGCGGGGCCAATGCAGCGAGCGGCCTGGCCTCGATGCCGATCAGGTTTCTGGCGGGCGATGAGATCGACCGCTGGCCGGCGGACGTGGATGAGGAAGGCAGCCCGCTTGCGATTGTGGAGGCGCGCACCAGAACGTTCGGGCCCAGGGCGAAGAAGTGCTGGACGTCGACGCCAACGATTGCGGGGCGAAGCGCGATCTGGAGCAAGTGGGAAGAGAGCAACAAGCAGGTGCTGCGGCTGCCATGTCCGCACTGCGGGCACCGGCAGGTGATCAGCTGGGACCGCATCCGGTACGACGCGAAGGATCCAGGGCTGCCGAACACGCTGCACCAGCCGCCGGTGCTGATCTGCGAGGAGTGCGGGACCGGGATCGAGGAAGACGCGAAGGCGTGGTGGTACGACCCGGATGTGTTCGACGACGGCTGGTGGGAGGCTGAGCACCCGGAGCGCCTGACGCAGGGCTACCACCTGTCGGGGCTTTACAGCCCCCTGGGCTGGTTCAGCTGGACTGAAGCGGCGGTTGGTTTTGAGAAGGCAAAGGACAACCCGGCGAACCTGAAGCCGTGGACGAACACGGTGCTGGCTGAGTGCTGGAACGACGACGGCGAAGCGCCGGACTGGGAAGCGCTCTACAACCGCCGCGAGGACTACGAGCTCGGCACGGTGCCTGATCGCGTGGTGTTCATCACCTGCGGCGTGGACGTGCAGAAGGACCGCCTCGAGCTGGAGGTGGTGGGATGGGGCCCTGGGATGGAGAGCTGGAGCCTGGACTACCAGGTGCTGGCGGGCGACACGGCGGAGCCGGAGGTGTGGCGCGAGCTGACGAAGTTCGTGCGCTCGGAGTTCGGCCGCGGCGATGGCCAGCGGCTGCCGATTCGGATGACGGCGATCGACTCGGGCTTCAGGACCGAGGAAGTGAAGCGCTGGGTGCGCAAGCAGGCCGGCAACCGCGTGATCGCCATCAAGGGCGTCGAGGGCCAGGTGAGCGTGATCGGCACTCCGAGCCGGATGGAGGTGCTCAGGAACGGCAAGTCGCTGCGTGGCGGCGTGAAGATCTGGCCGATCGGCACGAGCACGGCGAAGGGCGAGCTCTATGGCTGGCTGCGGCGCCGGCTGCCGGAGGAGGAAGGCGACGCGCTGCCGCACGGCTGGTGCCACTTCCCGATGCACGGCGAGGAGTATTTCCGGCAGCTGTGCGCGGAGCGGCTGACGAACACGATCGACCGGCGGGGCTACACGAAGTTCGAGTGGGTGAAGACGCGGCCGCGCAACGAAGCGCTCGACTGCCGGGTGTATGCCCGGGCCGCTGCAGCGCTGGTGGGCGCCGATCGGTGGAGCGACGACCGATGGGATGAGGAACGCTTCAACGGAGCGCCGCGGCCGGAGCCGGTTGCTGTGCAGGTTGAAGCTGACGCTGAGCAAGAACCGGCGCCGCGCCGGAGATCGAGCTTCTGGGACTGAGTAGCATGGCCGCGAGGAGGTGGCCCGGATGAGCACATTCACGCAGGCACATCTGACCGCCATCGAGGAAGCGATCGCGGGCGGCTACCTGGAGGTGCGCTACGACGACAAAGTGGTGCGCTACCAGAGCATGAGCGACCTGTTGAAGGCGCGGCAGCTGATTGCATCGAAGCTGTCAGAGCAGAGCGGCGCGATGCGGATCAGCTACGTCACCACCGCGCGGGACTACGAATGAACCCTTTCGAGCAGCTGATTGCAGCAGTCGCGCCACGGACGGCTGTGCGGCGACAGGCGGCGCGCCTGCAGCTGGATCAGTTGCGCCGATATGACGGAGCAGCGCGCGGCCGGCGCACAGAGAACTGGTCGACGACGAGCACCAGCGCAGATGCGGCGGCAGCGATCGGCTTCGTGCAAATGCGCAACCGCGCGCGCGACCTGGTGCGCAACAACTCCTATGCGCAGCGGATCATCACGCTGTGGGAGACAGCGCTGATCGGCCAGGGCTGGAGCTTCAAGGCGAAGGCGGGCCGGCGCAACGGCGGCGCCCGTGGCCAGCGCGTGACGGATGAGTTCCGCGCCTGGGCCATGGACCCAAGGCAGTGCGACTACGACGGCCTGGCCAACTTCGACGGGTTGATGGCGAAGGCCGTGCGCGGCTGGAAGGAATCGGGCGAGGTGCTGATCAGGATGCATCGGCCGTCAGACCGCAAGATGCAGAAGCTGGGGCTGCGTGTGCCGATGCAGCTGCAGGTGCTGGAGCCGGACTGGCTGGCTGAAGATCACGACGGCCTGCACATGGCAGGCACGCCTGACGGCGGCTGGACACATCGCGGCATCGAATACGACGGCGAAGGAACGCGGATCAATTACTGGCTCTACAACCACCATCCCGGCGAGGCGATGGTGCGAGTGGTGTCGCCTGACGCCAACCGTGTGCCGGCGTCAGAGATCATCCACCTGTTTTCGGCTGATCGTCCGCAGCAGACGCGTGGTGTGTCGTGCCTGGCGCCGGTGGTGATCTCGCTGCGCGATCTCGACGACTACATGGATGCGCAGCTGCTGAAGCAGAAGGTGAGCGCGTGCATGACGGGCGTGATCGTGGACGTGGATGGCGCCAGCGATCAGAAAGCGGACGTGAGCGATCGGATCGAGCCGGGCGCGATGGTGCGCCTGGGGCCCGGCCAAGACATCCGATTCAGCTCACCGCCGAGCGTGGGCGAGCTCGATCAGATCATGCGCGTCTACCTGCTGCGCATTGCGATGGGCGGCAACGTGCCGTATGAGTTGCTGACTGGCGACTTCCAAGGCACCAACTTTTCAGCCGGCCGCCTGGGCTGGCAGAGCTTCAACAAGCAAACGGTATGTGAACAGTGGCAGGTGCTGGCGCCGGTGCTGTTCAACCGCGTGTGGGAATGGTGGGCGAACCAGGCCAGCATTGCTGGCATCCCGACCGATGGCCTGAGCGCTGACTGGACGCCGCCGCCGCCACAGGCCTACGACCCTGCAGCCGACACGAAGGCGATCATCAGCAAGATGCGCGCAGGCCTGCTGCCGCCGCAAGAAGCGATCCGCATGGAGGGCCTCGAGCCCGAGGATGTGATCGCGCTCTACGTCGAATGGAACCGCCTGCTTGATCAAGGCAAGGTGGTGCTCGACACGGATCCACGGAAGGTGAGCGCTCAGGGCCTGACGCAGGCGAGGCCGATCGGATCTGAACTACCCCCCACTGGTGAGCCGCCGGATGAGGCGACGCCGCCACCACAGGTAGCGCCTGCGGGCTCGCCCTAGAATCGAACCGCCACAGGAGCTGAAATGAGCGACGGTCTGCTACAGACCCGGGCCATGTTCGAGCCCTCCACGATCAACGTGGAGGAGCGAACTGTTGAGGTCGCGTGGACGACCGGCGCCCAGGTTCGTCGTGCGAGCTGGTCTCGCGGCGACTACATCGAAGAGCTGAGCCTGGCGCCTGGCGCCGTTCGGCTGGAGCGTCTCAACAGCGGCGCGCCGCTGCTTGATGCGCACAGCTCCTATGAGCTTCGCAACGTCATCGGCGTGGTGGAGCGTGCATGGCTGAACGGGACCGAAGGCCGCGCCCAGGTGCGGTTCAGCCGGCGGGATGATGTCGAGCCCATCTTCCAGGATGTGCGCGACGGAATCCTGCGCAACATCAGCGTCGGCTACAAGACTCACAAGACCGAGCGTGATGAGACCGGCGCTGTGCCGGTTGAGCGCGCAGTGGACTGGGAGCCCTACGAGCTGTCGCTGGTTCCGATCCCGGCCGATGCCGGAGCACAGGTGCGCTCAGACGAGCCCACCCCCAAACCTACGGAGCGATCCATGGAAGAACTGACCCAGGGGGCGCCGGCCGCTGAGCCCGCACCCCAGCAAACCGAGACCCGAGCTGCTGCTCCCGCTGCAGCGCCTGCTCCTGCCGCTCCGGTGGTGGATGAGAAGGCGATCCTGGCGAATGAGCGCAAGCGCGTGGCCGACATCAGCGACGCCTGCCGCAAGGCCGGCATTGACGCCGCCTTCGCTGAGCGCCTGATCACCGATGGCACCTCCATCAATGAAGCCCGCGCCGCGATCATCGACGCGATGGCTGAGCACCAGCAGCGCACCCAGCCCAACACCATGACCGGCCGCATTGACGTCACCGTGGATCACGGTGAGAAGCGCGGCGAAGCCATGCTGCACGCCCTCGAGGCCCGCAGCGGCATCCGCAAGTGGGATGACGGCGGCGCCCGCGAATATCTGGGCACAACCCTGCTGGACATGGCGCGCGAGTGCGTGGAGCGCTCTGGCGTCAGCACCCGCGGCATGAGCAAGGAAGAGTTGGCCGGTCGTGCGATGCACTCGACCACCGACTTCCCGCTGCTGCTGACCAGCATCCAGCGCGTCACCCTGAAGGGCGCCTATGAGGCTGAGCGTCAGACCTGGCGGCCTCTCGCGGAGCAGCGCAACCTGCCCGACTTCCGCGAGATGAAGGAGATCGAGGTGGGCGGTCAGATGCTCCCCGAGGAGCTCAAGGAGCAGGGCGAGTACAAAGCCGGCACCGTGCAGGAGCAGGGTGGCAGCTGGAAACTCAGCGAGTACGGCAAGAAGGTCGTGGTCGGCCGCCGGCTGATCATCAACGACAACCTCGGCTACATCACCCGGATCATCCAGGTGCTCGGTCGTGGCGTTGCCACCTTCGAAGCCAACCAGATGTGGGCGCTGATCACCGGCAACGCCAAGTGCACCAGCGATGGTGTGGCGCTGTTCCACGCCAACCACAACAACACCGGCACTGGCGTGATCGGTGAGGCCTCGATCTCGGAAGCGCGTCAGAAGATGCGCAACCAGAAGGACTTCACCGGCAAGAACCCGCTGTATGTGACCCCGCGTTACATCCTGCTGCCGACCACGCTGGAGACTGCGTTCGACAAGTTCAACACCACGATCGTTCCGAACCAGACCAGCAACGTCAACATCTTCTCGGGCTACCTGGAGAAGATCGTGGAGCCTCGCCTGGACGCCAGCAGCGCTGCGCAGTTCTACATCGTGGGTGACTACCCCGGCGTGGACAAGCTGGTGTATGGCTATCTGGAAGGCGAAGGCGGCCCCAGCATCGAGTCTGTGAGCGGCCGCGATCCTGACGGTGTGACCACCTACCTGCGCCACAGCTTCGGCTGCCACGTGCCGCAGCATCAGGCCTTCTACCGCTCCACCGGCGCCTGATCCCGAACCCTATCCCGTGAGGATTGATCTATGAAAAACCATGTGCAGAACGGGCGCTACGTCGAAGTAACGCTCCCCTACGCCCGAGTGGGCGGCGAGGGTGTTCAGGTGGGCGCCGGCCTGTTCGGCGTCGCCACCGTTGATGGCGCCTCGGGCGATGTGATCAACATCGACACCGAGAGCGTCTACGACCTGACCGCCGCCACCGGCAGCGGCACTGACGCCACTGTTGGCGCGCTGGCTTATTGGGACAACACCAACAAGCGCATCACGCCCCAAGCATCCACTCATCTCAAGGTGGGCGTGTTCCTGGCAGCCAAGGCGACCGGCGACGCCATCGCACGCGTGCGCCTCGACTGATGATCAACGACCTGGCGAACCGTGCTCTGGGCGCTGTGGTGAGCGTGATGGGGGAACCTGTCACGCTCACCCGCGGGCAGAGCACGGCCCAGGCTCGTGGCGTATTTCAGGCAAGCTATGTGGGCCTGGACCCCGACACCGGGATTCAGGTCCGCTCGACCCAGCCGGTGCTGCTGGTGAATCGAGCAAACCTGCCCTGGGATCCAAAGCAGGGCGACACCGTGGTGGCGCGTAACGCCACCTACCGCGTGAGAGATGCGCAGCCTGATGGGCACACGGGCTGGCTGCTGATGCTGCATCGGTCGCAGCCATGACGCATCCCCGCACCCAGATCCGCAATGCGGTGGTTGCGCGACTGAGCCGGAACCTCACGCCGCCTCCCGCCCAGGGCCAGCAGCCTGGGGCGCCCACCTATCCCACAGCTGCGGGCCCGCGCGTCTACAGCGGCCGACTGATGCCGATCGAGGAGCCCGAGCTGCCGGCGATCATCGTCCACACCCGCGACACCGAAGAGGTTCAGAGCCGCAGCATCTCGGGTTGGAACGGCTTCGAGCAGCGCCGCTGCATCGTCTCCGTCGTCTGCATCGCGCAGAGCTTCGACGACATCGACGAGGACCTCGACACGATGGCCAGCCAGGTGGAGGCCGCTCTGCAGAGCTGGATCATCCCTGGCTTCGAGTCGAGTGACCCCTTCCTGCTCGACACCAAAAGCGAAGATCCAGAGTTCGACGGCAGCCTGACGACCGGCGCCTCGACGCTGCGCTACGTCGTCACCTACCGCACGCCCTACCGCGACGGGCCCAACCCCTACGTCGTCGACGGCGACGATCCCCTGGAGCGCAGCGGCGCCTATCCTGGGGGCCAAGTCACGCCCGACGGTCAAACCGGCGCCGCCTGCCCGGTGGGCAACGCCACCATCTACGCGAACCAGGAGCAGCTCTGATGGCCACCACCCGCAAGCGCGCACGCACCGCTGCCGGCCAGTTCCAGGGGGACGATCCGGCTACCCCGGAGCGCAACGAGGCCTACGTGCAGAGCCTGCCGCTCGACGTCGACAGCCTCGCGGCGTTCATGGAGATCGAGCAGCCTGACCGCAAGCGCCTGGGCCTCGCCCTGGAACTCGCCAAGGAGGCGGCGCTGGCCGTCACCGGCAAGCCTGTCGGCGAGCGCGCCTCGCACGGCATCCGCCACGGCGTCCACATGCTGGCCTCGCAGCTGCTGATCAAGGACCAGCTGGAAGCAGCTCCCGTCGGCGCAGAGATCCCCGGCGTCGTGCGCTACCTGTGGAAGACCGCGGATGCTGGGCGTTAATCGCTCCGATCAGCTGACCGCTGGCGTCGGCTCACCGGAAAGCACCGATCACGCGCGCCGGCTGAGCAACGTCGCGCGCTACGGCACCGTGGCGGAGGCCGATTACACCGGCGCGACCGCAGGCTTCCCAGCGATCCGCGTGCAGCTCCAAGACGGCGAGATCCTCAGCGACTGGGTGCCCTGGTTCACGCCGCGCGCCGGCAAGGACCGCGTCTGGGATCCGCCGGAGGTGGGTGAGGTGGTGATGCTGCTGGCCCCGTCGGGCGAGCTGGCGAACGGCGTCGCCATTCCGGGGCTGTTTTCGAACGGCAACGCGAACGGCGACCGCGCCGGCCTGCAGCGCCGCACCTTCGACGATGGCACCGTGGTCGAATATGACCGCGAGGCGCACAAGCTGACGATCGACGCCACCGAATCCAACGGCCAAGTGGTGGTGAAAGGCCAGACGGTGGAAGTTGAAGCCAGCGGCGCAGTGACGGTGAAGGGCAGCCCCATCCACCTGAACCCGTAGGCCATGGCCAAGATCATCCGCATCGGCGACCCTGGCAGCCACGGCGGAAGCGTCACCACCGGCAGCCCGGACACTTTTGCCAATGGCCTGAAGGTCGCGCGCGTCGGCGACACCTACAGCTGCCCGATCCACGGCGCCAACCCGATCGTCACCGGCAGCGCTGACACCACCGCCAACGGCCAGGCTGTTGCCAGAGTGGGAGACACCACCGCCTGCGGCGCAACGCTGCAGGCGGGCAGCCCGAACACGGAGGTGAACTGATGGCTGGCATGAGCCGCACAACTGGCGAGGCGCTTGGCGGCTTCGATCACCTCCGCCAGTCGATCCAGGACATCCTCACCACGCCGATCGGCACGCGCGTGCATCGCCGCGATTACGGCAGCCGTATCCCGCGCCTCGTCGACCGGCCGATTAACAACAGCCTGGTGGCTGAGCTCGTGGCCGCCACCGCCGAAGCGCTCGACCGTTGGGAGCCGCGGTTGAAGCTGGAGCAGGTGAAGATCGACAGCGTGACGGCTGACGGGCAGATCAGCCTTAGCCTTGTTGGGTACTACCTGCTCAACGGCGAGCGGATCGAAATCGAGGGGCTGGTGGTCTGATGGCGACGATCGACTTCAGCAGCATTCCAGATCCGACGATCATCGAGGAGCTCGACTACGAGACAATTCTCCAGGCGATGATCGCTGACCTGCAGGCGCGCGATCCCTCCTACACCGAGATCCTGGAGAGCGATCCAGGCGTGAAGATCCTGGAGGTGGCCGCCGCGCGCGAGCTGATCTTGCGACAGCGCGTAAATGACGCCCTGCAGGCCACGCTGCTTCGCTACGCCACCGGCGCCGATCTCGACAACCTGGCCGCCTTCTATGGCGTCACCCGATTTGAAGGCGAGTCTGATGAAGCGCTGCGGCTGCGCACCATCGAGCGCGTGATGGGCAGCAGCACTGCCGGCGGCGCGGCCTGGTATCGCTACCAGGCGCTGAGCGCCAGCCCGCTGGTGAAAGATGCAGCGGTGAGCTCGCCTAACCCCGGCGAGGTACTCGTCAACATCCTCTCGACGCAGGGCGATGGGACCGCCAGCTCAGGCCTGATCACCACCGTCAACGCCGCGCTGCAGAGCGACACGGTGCGCGTGATCACCGATGTCGTCACAGTGGCCGGCGCCACCATCAACACGGTGCCCATCACCGCGCAGGTCTACCTCTACCCCGACACGCCCATCGAGGTGTTCAACGGCCTCCAGGCCAGCCTCATCGCCGCCTTCAATGCAGCATCGGGCCTCGGCTGGGACGTCACCCGCTCCTGGCTGATCGCGCAGCTTCCCCCCGC